CATGAACACAAAGGAAACGAGAAAGAATATAATCCGAGCTGGGCGAAAAGCAGTTGACGAGTTAATTAAAGTAGCTGAAGAAGAAATTATAAACGAAGGTAACGATGATCTTGCAGCTGATAGATTAAAAAATGCAGCAGCTACAAAAAAGCTTTGTATAATGGATGCTTTTGAAATATTGCAACGTATTGAAGAAGAAGAAAACGTTTTAAAAGGTATTGATAATCCCAAAGAAGCAAAATCTTTTAAGGGTTTTGCAGAAGGGAGAAGTAAATGATTTATAAGCAAACTCTTTGGAAAGAAGTTAAAGACATTGTAAATCCTAAAATATTAGCTAAAAATAATAGGTTTAAAAAATGGGAGTATGGTTACAACTCTGATTATGATTTTATAGTAATAAGTAAAACAGGTAAAATTGGACAAATCATTGAAATACAAAATCTCAGGATTGCTCTACCAACAACAGATGAACCGTATAAACGAAGCAAAGATAAGAAGGAACAATACTGGCAACAGTTTGAATACCCAAAAGAATTACAAAAAATAAAAACAAGATTTGACTGGGAAGAATACTCTGTAGAGTTTAAAGAAAAATGGTATGATTACATTGATCAAGAATTTAAACGTAGAGAAGAAGGTTTTCATTTCTTCAATAACGGCAATCCTATATATATTACTGGTACTCATTACATGTACTTGCAGTGGTCAAAAATCGACGTTGGAGCCCCTGATTTTAGAGAAGCAAATAGACTCTTCTTTATATTTTGGGAAGCATGTAAAGCAGATAAAAGGTGTTACGGAATGTGCTATCTTAAAAACAGACGATCTGGATTCAGTTTTATGTCAAGCGCGGAACTTGTTAACCAAGCTACAATATCTTCCGATTCTAGATTTGGTATATTATCCAAGTCTGGTTCAGATGCCAAGAAAATGTTCACAGATAAAGTTGTCCCAATATCCGTTAACTACCCGTTTTTCTTTAAACCTATTCAAGACGGGATGGACAGGCCAAAGACTGAACTGGCATATAGAGTTCCGGCCGCGAAGCTTACTCGTAGAAAGCTACAAGAAAATATTAAAGAATTAGAATTAGAAGGATTAGATACAACTATTGATTGGAAAAATACTGGTGATAACTCTTACGATGGTGAAAAGCTAAAATTATTAGCGCATGATGAAAGTGGTAAATGGGAAAGACCTGATAATATATTAAACAACTGGAGAGTTACAAAAACTACGCTGCGTCTAGGATCAAGAGTCGTAGGTAAATGTATGATGGGCTCTACTTCAAACTCTTTAGACAAAGGTGGAGAAAATTTCAAAAAACTTTACTACAATAGTGACGTTACTAAAAGAAATAGAAACGGACAAACATCTTCTGGACTCTATAGCTTGTTCATACCTATGGAGTGGAACTACGAAGGATTCATGGATACTTATGGACTACCTGTCTTCATTAGAGGTAAAAATACAGTCAAAGGAATTGATGGTTACGAAATTACAACAGGAGTTATTGAACACTGGGAAAACGAAGTTGACGGACTTAAAAGCGATCAAGACAGTTTAAATGAATACTATAGACAGTTTCCAAGAACTGAAGCTCACGCATTTAGAGATGAAGCAAAGCAAAGCTTGTTTAACTTAACTAAAATATACGAGCAAATAGATTATAACGATAGTTTAAATAACGCCGCAAACTTAACACAAGGTAGTTTTAATTGGACAAATGGAGTTAAAGATACTAGTGTTTTGTTTTACCCAAATAATGAAGGTAGGTTTAAAATAAGTTGGGTACCACCTAAAAATCTACAAAATCGAGTGATTATAAAAAATGGAATTAAATATCCTGGTAACGAACACGTTGGAGCTTTTGGCTGTGATAGTTACGACATTAGCGGTACTGTTGATGGTAAAGGGTCTAATGGATCATTACATGGACTAACAAAATTTTCTATGGAAGATGCTCCTAATAATCATTTTTTCTTAGAATATATAGCTAGACCACAAACAGCTGAAATATTTTTTGAAGATGTTCTTATGGCTTTAGTATTTTATGGAATGCCTATACTTGCTGAAAACAATAAACCTAGATTATTATATTATTTAAAGCGAAGGGGCTATAGAGGCTTTTCAATGAATAGACCAGATAAATTAATTAATAAATTATCTATAACAGAAAGAGAAATAGGTGGAATACCTAATTCAAGTGAAGATATTAAACAAGCACATGCTGCCGCGATTGAAAGTTATATAGAGAATTTTGTAGGTGCTAAAGAAAATAACTATGGTGATATGTATCATCAAAAAACATTAGAGGATTGGGCAACTTTTAATATAAATAATAGAACTAAACATGATGCTAGTATTAGTTCTGGTTTAGCTATAATGGCTTGTAACAAAAATTTATATAGACCAGTGCCTCGAAAAAATATTAATAAAATAAATCTTGGTATTAGAACTTATGATAATACCGGTACAATATCAAAAATTAATTAACATATATGCAAGCTACTACTACATATAGTACATTTCCTAATCAGGTCGTACCTGCTGCCGAGAAAGCTACTTACGAATATGGGTTGAAAGTTGCGAGAGCTATTGAAGGTGAATGGTTCAGAAATTCACAGGGTGTTGGTTATAGATATATGACTAACTATAATAATTTTCATAATTTAAGACTTTATGCTAGAGCTGAACAGCCAGTGCAAAAATATAAAGACGAATTAGCTATAAATGGTGACTTAAGCTATTTAAATTTAGACTGGAAACCTGTACCTATTATCCCTAAGTTTGTAGATATAGTTGTTAACGGAATGTCTCAAAGATCATACGAGGTAAAAGCAATGGCTCAAGATCCAACTTCTTTGAAGAAAAGAACTGAATATGCCCAGCGTATAATAATGGATATTGAAAATAAAGCTTTTAATGATGCTGTCATGAAAGAGTTTGGCATTGATATGAGTGAGTCTAGAGCTAAAAATACTCCAGAAAGCTTAGATGATCTTCCATCTCATATGCAAATGGATTATAAACAATCTATAGAAGTTGCAGAAGAAGAACTTATACAACAAGTATTAGATAAAAATAAATATCATTTAATTAGAAAAAGATTAAATTACGATTTAACAGTTTTAGGTATATCATGCGTAAAAACATCTTGGAATCCAGCTGAAGGTATTGTTATTGATTATGTAGATCCAGCTAATATAGTTTATTCTTACACTAACGATCCTAATTTTGAAGATGTATATTATGTAGGTGAAGTTAAAAATGTTCCTATAGTAGAACTTAAAAAACAATTCCCAAGCTTAACTCCTGAGCAAGTTAAAAAATTACAAAACTATACAGGCAACACAGCTTATTCGCCTAACTTTAATGGTAGATATGATCAAAATACTGTTCAAGTATTATATTTTGAGTGGAAAAGTTATATAGATCAAGTATTTAAAATAAAAACTACTGCTACAGGATTAGAGAAAACTATAGAAAAAGAAGACACATTTTTAGAAGTTAAAGAAACAGATAACTTTAAAAAAGCTTCTAGGTCAATTGAAACTTTATATAGCGGAGCTAAGGTGTTAGGTATGGAAGAAATGCTTGACTGGCGTTTAGCAGAAAATATGACAAGACCATACGCTGATACAAGTAAAGTAAATCTTAGCTATACTATAACAGCTCCACGCATGTATCAAGGTAGAATAGAAAGTTTAGTAAGTAGAATTACTGGCTTTGCTGATATGATACAATTAACACATTTGAAACTACAACAAGTAATGTCCCGTATGGTACCTGATGGTGTATATCTAGACATGGATGGTTTAGCAGAAGTTGATCTTGGTAATGGTACTAATTATAATCCAGCTGAAGCGTTGAATATGTATTTTCAAACTGGTAGTGTAATTGGTAGAAGCTTAACACAAGATGGTGAAATGAATAGAGGTAAGGTGCCAGTTCAAGAGCTTCAATCATCTTCTGGCGGTGCTAAAATTGGATCATTAATTCAGACGTATAATTATTATTTACAAATGATAAGAGATGTAACTGGATTAAATGAAGCAAGGGATGGTAGTGTTCCTGATAAAAATTCATTAGTAGGTTTACAAAAGCTAGCAGCTGCTAACTCTAATACAGCTACTAGGCATATACTTCAAGCTAGTTTATATTTAACTTTAATGACTTGTGAAAATATATCTTTAAGAGTTAATGACTCGTTAATGTTTCCTCTTACTAGAATGTCTTTAATTAATAGTATATCTAATTTTAATACTAATACATTAGATGAATTAATGAAAGTAAACGTACATGATTTTGGTATATTTATAGAATTAGAGCCAGATGATGAAGAAAAAGCAAAACTAGAACAGAATATACAAGTAGCTTTATCTACTCAGTCTATAGATCTAGAAGATGCTATAGATATTAGAAATGTAAACAACCTTAAACTTGCTAATACTTTATTAAAGAAAAGAAGACAAGAAAAACAAGCTAAAGATCAGCAATTAAAGTTACAGCAAATACAAGCACAGGGACAAGCTCAAGCAGAAACTGCAGAAAAAACAGCATTAGCAGAACTTCAAAAGCAAGAAGCTATGACTAATAGTAAAGTGCAGTTAGAACAAGCTAAATCTCAGTTTGAAATACAAAGACTTCAAACAGAAGCTGAAATAAAAAGAGGTTTAATGCAGCAAGAGTTTAACTACAACATGCAGTTAGCTAAAGAACAATCAAGAGTTATAGCTGAAAAAGAAAAACAAATAGAAGATCGTAAAGATAAAAGACTTAAAATTCAAGGCACTCAACAGAGTGAAATGATAACCCAAAGAAGAGAAGATGGTTTACCTATAAACTTTGAATCTAAAGGTAATGATAATTTAGGTGGTATAGGACTAGAACAGTTTGCACCTAGATAATTTTATATTAACTATTGTATTATATTATGTCAGAAGAAATAAAAGAAAGCGCCAATGGTGAGTTATCACAAGGTGATTTTAAAGTAAAAAAGAAACCTAAAAAATTAGTTGTAAAAGAAGATATAGCTAAAGTAGATTTAGGTAAAAAAGAAGAACCAAAAGAAGAACCAAAAGAAGAAACTAAAGTTGAAGAAACTAAAACAGAAACACCTGTTGAAGAAACTAAAACTGAAAAGCCTGTTGAAGAAACAAAAGAAGAAGCTCCTATTATAGAAGAAATAGAAGTTAAAAAACAAGAAAAAAAAGAAGAAGAAGAAACTAAACAGGTTGTAGAAGATATTAAAGAAGAAGTAAAAGAAAATCCACAAATAGAATTACCAGAAAACATAGAAAAACTAGTTGACTTTATGAAACAAACTGGTGGTACTGTTGAAGACTATGTTAAACTTAATAAAGATTATTCTAAGTTAAGTGGAGAACAATTACTTAAAGAATATTACAGTGTAAGCAAGCCACATCTAAATACAGAAGAAGTAGAATTTTTAATGGACGATAATTTCGCTTGGGATGAAGACGAAGATGAAAGAGTTGTTAAAAAGAAAAAACTAGCTTACAAAGAAGAAATTGCTAAAGCCAAAAGCTTTTTAAATAGTTCTAAAGATAAATACTATGAAGAGATCAAGTTGAAACCTTCAGTATCTCAAGAACAAAAAAAAGCTAATGACTTTTTCAATAGGTACAACGAAGAACAGAAGGTGATTCAACAGCGTCACGAAAGTTTTACAAACAATACTAAAAAGTTGTTCGCCGATGAATTCAAAGGTTTTGAATATAGTGTTGGTGACAAAGCTTTTAGATATAATGTAAATAACAAGAGCGACGTTGCTCACAATCAATCTGATTTAAATAATTTTGTTGGGAAGTTCCTAGATAAAAAAGGTGAAATCAATGATTATAGAGGTTATCATAAAGCCTTATATACTGCTAATAACGCTGATAAAATAGCACAACATTTTTATGAGCAAGGTAAAACTGACGCGATTAAAGATATGAATGCTAAATCTAAAAATATATCAAATGAAATTAGAGCTACAAGTTCTGGTGAAATGTTTATTAATGGATTAAAAGTCAGAGCAATTAGTGGTGTAGATAGTTCTAAGTTAAAAATTAAAAAAAAATAACTTAAACTAAAATATAAATTATGAGTTTTGCAACAAGTGGGAGTTTTCCTGCAAGTTTAATTCCAGCTCAAAAGAAACAAGCATTAGATAATAACTATTTGAACTTTGCAGACGGATCGTCTGACTGGGCTCAACAGTATTTACCTGAGCTTTATGAAGCTGAAGTTGAGAGATATGGTAACAGAACGTTATCAGGTTTCTTAAGAATGGTTGGCGCTGAAATGCCAATGACATCAGATCAAGTATTATGGTCTGAACAAAATAGATTACATGTATCTTATAAT